GGTCAAGTTCGGCAATTTGGTTCTCGTACTCCTTGATTTTCCCCGAATCTGTATGCTTCTTGGAATTTTCGTCATTTATCATTCCACGAAGGTGTTCTTGTTGCTCCTTCATGTTCTGAATCATGGCTTTCTGATTGGTGTACACTTCGTCTCCAAGTGCTTTATCAACCGCCCATTCAAGTTGTTCGTATGCCGTTTCCAAGTCTTCAATGGCTTCTTTGTGCTTCTTGATTGACTTTTCCGCCTTTCGGTCACGGCTATTGAACAAGTCGAAAGCCGAAGAAAGGAAACCGACCGTGCCTTGTATCATCTGCATCGGGTTCATTGTGGCGTAACCTTCCGCAAATTGCGCGGCACCGTCCATCATGTCGCCGATGTCGCCCATGATTTGTTCGGTTTCGTCATCCATTGAAACGCCCATCTTCTTGATGCCATCCGTTACGCTATCAAAGCAACCTTTCACAAAGGAAATGGAGCTTGCAGCGGATGAAAAGGTGTCCTTCAACGATTCACGCATCATGTCGGACTTGCTCTTGCCACTTTCCGCTTGCTTGATGGCTGCATCAAGAACTTGCATCGAATTGCCAGTGTTGATGCCCATGTTGATTTTGCCTTGCAACTCTTGCTTCTTGCGTTTCAAGTAGTCAAGGTATGTTGAACCACTTTTCAGCAATTCCGCAAATGCTTGGTCTGCTCCGGCGGCAAGCGTTGTGTTGCCCGAATTGACATCTTCTTGATATTGTTCATATTCGGCTTTTTTGGTATTGAGTTCTTGAACGAATGGGTCGTTGTCATCAAGCAATTTGTTGTTGGCAATGGTTTCCTTCAATTGCTTGAAGGCGTTGCCAAGTGCCTTGAATGGGTTGCGCTTGTCTATCGTTTCCCGTGCCTTTTCCAATTGGTCGTTGATGGCTTTCAAGTCTTCCGGGTTGAACTCGCCGGAAAACTGAATCTTTTGCGATTCAATCTTCTTGATAAGCGTTTTGATGCTCTTGGAAGAAAGTTCGTCAAGGTTGCCGAACAATCGTTGCCAGTCCGTAGAATTGGTTATCAAGTCGCTTTGCAACTTCGACAACTCATTTGCTTCGGCGGTGGCAAGTTGGTTGAGCAATGCCGTATCGTTGTGAAGGGTTGCGACCCGGCGTTTCTCTTCATACTCTTCTTTGATTGCTGTTACCTTTTCTTGAAAGGTTCTGTAATTCTCTTTGAGGGCATCGTAATTGTCATCGCCCGAACCCTTGTTGTCCTTGTCGAACTGCACACGGCGGTTTGCCATCGCCTTTTGCACTTCATCCTTTTCTTGTGGTGTCTGTGCCTTGTCAAGCTGCTTTTGAAGCAACATCATGTCTTGAACATATTCTTGCTCCAATTTCAACTTCTTGGTTGTGTATGAAGCATAATCGTCAAGCAATTGTTTTGTGCGCTCCTTCTGCTTTTCAACAACGTTGGCTTCTGCATCATCCAAGGCATCTTTCTTGTTGTTATCAAGTTCCGAACCATCGTTTTTTAACTCCTTGCGTTTCTGTTCGATGATATTCAGCATTTCGATGATGGATTGTGCGTTCCCGAGTTGTGCCGAAAGTTCGTTGTTGAACGCTTCAAGCACGGTTGATTTGGTTTCGTTGGCAATCTCTTCATTCAACTTGCGCAATGCGTCTGTCTGTTCGGTTGTGCGTTTCGATGCGTCAATGTTCAATATCTGTTGGCGTTGCCGTGTCAAGTAGTCAAGATACGTTTTGCCTTGTGCCAACATGTCGGAAAACTCTTGGTCGGCGGCTTCGACAAGAATTTTGTCGCCGGAATTTACCCACTTGTAGTATTCTTGATAACTCTTCTTGGCTTCCGAAAGTAGGCGTTCCAACTTTTCAAGGTCGGTTTCCACATTGTTTGTTCCAAGTGGTGAACCGCTTCCGCCACCAGTCGAACCACCTCCCGATGATGTTGCAGTCGTTACGACATCGCTTGTAAGCCCATTCTCCTTTATCAAGGACATTATATCGGCTTTGTCTTGGGCTACCTTTTGCGCATCTTTCTTGGCTGCACTCATATCTTGTTCCGCCTTGCTATATGCCGCCCTTGCCTTGGCTGCTTCTGCTTGTTGTTGCTGATAGCCTTGTTCACGCACGGCGGTTGCATCACGCACGGCGGTGTTCTCATACCCTTTATCCCGGTTGGTGGCATCGTTCGGGTTTACATAGTTGTTTGCCCATTTGTTCTTGTCTATTTCCCGTTGCGCCTTCATCTGCTTCAAGCGAATCTGCACTTCCTTAGTGGACAAGGCTTCCAATTCCTTTTGAGCCGCCTTTGCCATTGCTTGACGGTCAAGGGCAGCAATATAATCGTCAATCGCCTTGATGTTATCACGGGTCAATTTACCTTCCTCGCTTAACATTGCATTGTAAGAAGGGATGATGCGCTTTATTTCGTTCAATGCTTTTTTGCGGTCGCCAATAGCAACGGTGTTGTCGTGTACAATGCTATTGAGCAACTGAATTTTTCCCCGTTCTTCCGCAACTTGCTTGATGGTTTCGGCATGAACACGTTCGGTTGCCGTCATTTCGCTTTGCAAGTCCTTTTGGGCTTCCTTGTTTTTTTTGATGGAATCCGTGTTTTCATCCTCTGCATCGGTGAAAAGGGTAACGGCTGCAACAATCGCACTTATTCCGGCAAGTACCCATCCGAACACCGGGATTGACTTTATAGCCGCTCCGATGGCACGGAATGATGCCGCCAATGACCAGTTGGCAACCGTCCCGGCTCCGGCGGCAACGGTGTTCGCACCAGTCGCAACGGTGTTCGCACCAGTCGCAACGCTTGCCCCGGTCGTGGCGGTCGTTCTTGCAGTCTGTGAAGCTGCATTGGCGGTATTTGCCGCCGTGCTTGCAGCGGTTGCCGTGGCTTCGGCGGTTTCTTCGACCACACTTTGCCCGGTTAGTTTATTCCACCATTCCTTCAATCCGTTCAAGGTAACAAGTGTAAACGCCGAATCTTTGTTCAACGTTTGTGCGACTTGCTGCAAGCCCATAGTGATAGACATAAGGGATTGCACCTTCAACATGATTTTTTGAAGGTTTTCGTTTTCTCCGGCAAACAAGGCAACCGCACCTTGTGCCGCCGTAAATCCGCCGACAATACCATTCAAGCCGGAAAGGATTCCGGCAAACTTGTTTTCATCGTTCGACAAGATGCTTCCTTGCGCTTGAATATCGCCTTTGATGTCTTGCAGATTACCCAGTTCCGCCGCCATCTTCCGGTATTCTTCCGTTTGGTCTCCAAACTGCATTCGGTAATCCGCCATTTCTGCCTTCAATTCCTTGATGCGTTGGCGAAGGGAAACATGGGCGTTGGCGTTCTGTTCCACCGCTTGCCGCTCTTGCTCTATTCGCCCGGCTGCATCTTCAAGGGCGTTTGATTGTTCACGCAATTCATTCAATAGCTGCTTGCGAACCTTTATTTCGCCTTTGATGGCATCCGCCTTTTGCTTCAACGCATTGTATTCGGCATCATTGCCCGACCCGAAAGCCTTGTCCATAGCTTTGTTCAAGGCAAGATATTCGTCTTCCAATGAAGCAATGGCGTTTTCGTTCATCTCGCAAGCTGCACCGATGGTTGAAAGCGTTGAACGCACATCTTCAAGCGAACTTGATGCAACGGCGTTTACTGATTGCAAATTCGCCAATTGGTTGGTAAGTTCAACCATGCCTTGCCGTTCGCCTTCAAGTTCTTGCTTTACGGCATTTGCTTGCTCAATAAGCACATCTTGCGCCGTCCCCGGCTCAATGCTATTGATTTTGTCGTTAAGGTCATTGTAAGATGATTCCAAGTCTTGAATGACCTTCTTTTGTATGTTGATTTGTTCAACCAGTTCGGCGGTGGTCGAATCCATTGCATCGCCCACCGCAACCGCTCCTTCTGATAGTCCTTGCAATCGGCGAAGGGTCTCTTCAACCGCCTTGTCAAGTTGGGAATTATCCATCGTGGATGTAAAGGACATTCCGCCACCGCTGATTTCTGCCATTACATTAAACTATTTACATAATTCATAATATCGTCCGCATTCTCTTTGTCAAGTTCGATGTTCTGCACCTCTCCATCCGATGTGTCGAAAGAAGGGGCATCAAGCATCATCTTTTGTACCAACGCCCATGCAATGCCTTCATGTAGGTAATCCCAAGTCCAACCCATGTGCGCACATATCGCACCACGGCGACCGTGTGGACTGTTCAAACCTCTTTGTCCTCTATCCGAATCGGCGTTGTTGTTCGGTCGGCTGACATCAATCGAATAGAGCTGCAAAAATCCCCAAGGTTGCACATTGCGCCGATAAGCACTACAAGACGATGAAGCAACGAAGGTTTAATTGTCCGGGTGAAAAGGGCGCACAACTCATTCAATGTCTTGATGTCTTCAACATAGCGAACTGCACCATGCTTGCCCGGCTTTGGTATAAGATAGTTGCTACCAAGCACCGCAAGGGCAACCACCTTGGCGCAACGCTTATTGTGCCGGGCAACCATCGTGCGTGCCGCCTTCATGCCTTCCGTTGATTTCAACTTTTCTTCGTCAATCTCAAATTCCACCCATTCACGGGATAGGCGGTCAAGCGTTCCAAGGGTCGGTTCTTCAACGGTGAACTTTCGCTTGTACGTTTCCGGGATGCGCTTTTTCAGCAACCCAAAGCAACGCTTTTCCACACGGAAACGCACATCTTCCACTTCAAACGCAACGCCCTTGCCGATAAGTCGGTCAAGTTCTTCACGTTCTTGTTCAAGTTTCGTTTTGTCTGTTTCTTCTGCCATAGTGATTGAAAACATTAAAGCCCCAAACCATGTGATATGATTCGGGGCTTGTTATAACACTTCCCCGGCTTTACTTCTTGGGGATAGCCGAAATTGCCTTGCCAGCCGTAACCGCACAAGGGGTAACGGTGAAATCCACAAGGAAGATGCCCTTTGCGGACATATCGGCGTTGATGACCGCTTCCACATCGGCGTTAGGGATGCAAAAGTCAAGTCCTTGTTCGGACTCAATCTTCATTGCTACATTGGCGGTGATTTCATCGCCATTGAATCCCCAACCGTTCGTTTCGACCGTCTCACCACCAATGTACTTCACAAGCGCATCCGGGGCGCAATCCATAAGCGAGAAGGTGACCTTCGGTATCTTCTTCGACTTCTTACGCACTTCCGGGGCGGAATGTCCTTCCTCAAAGTGTTCGGTAACA